ATGTTGATAAGGGCGGAGGCTTAGGTCTATCTGACGATGAGGTGGACTATCTTCTGCAAAACGACATTGATCGTGTCGTTTCAGAGCTTGATTCTGAGTACGACTGGTTTGCGGATCTTGATGAAGTTCGTCAAGACGCGTTAATTGATATCAGCTTTAATCTTGGTCAAACGCGCCTGAGAGCATTTAAGAATGCGCTTGCAGCAATGGCGGCTGGTGATTGGGGTGAGGCAGCAGCTCAGTTTATGGATTCCCGGTGGTCAGGACAGGTAGGAAATAGAGCTGAAGAGCTCACTGATATGATTCGTACAGGGACTTATTAGAGATAAGTAAATGGCCTATTTTAAGGTTAGAACTTTTAGAGGGATAGCTCCACAGGTTTCCCCACGCCTTTTGGCTGAGGGTATGGCTCAGACAGCTCAGAATGTAATCTTGGATAGCGGCCGATTAACTCCTATAACTAATAATACAAAAACAGCAGATTTAAATGCTGTGAGCAGAACCTCTATTTATAAATATACTTTTGGAGGTACTGATTACTGGTTTGAATGGACTAGTACTGTAGATGTGCTTCCTGGTCCTATTCCAGGGGATACACTTGATCGTTTATATTGGACCGGAGACACTTTCCCTAGGATGGGGAGCTCTACCCAATTGTTATCGGGGAGTTCAGGTGCGTATCCTAGAAGTTACTACCGGTTAGGTATTCCTGCCCCAACTGCTGCTCCTACAACTGTAGTGACTGGTACTACAGTAGCAGGGACAGCTATGACATTTGATGGTTCAAGTTCTTCTATTGTAATAGTAGCGGATGAGACTATTACTCTTACTACCTCCCAGTACGATAGTTTAACTACTGGAGATCCTGTTACTTATAATGATGGTGGAGGTACAGTAGTTACAGGTCTTACTGATGCTACGATTTATTATGTGATTAAGGGCACTTCTCCTAAAGTTAAATTATCTACTACAGCAGTTAATGCTAATGCTGGGACGGCAATTAACCTTACAGGAGTAGGGGCGGGAAGTTCTCATGATCTTACCCCGATGGATGATAAGACCCAGACCAAATACAGTACTTCTTATGTCTATACTTTCGTATCAACTTTTGGAGAAGAAGGACCTCCTTCAGCTGCTTCTACTGTATTTGATAAAGTAGATGGACAGACTGTTACTGTTTCAGCCATGGAGACTAGTGCAGGATCTGGAGCAGGGCGTACCAATACCACTCTAACTCATAAAAATATCTATCGGTCTAATACAGGTTCTAATACCACAGCATTTCAATTTGTTAAACAAGTAACCTTAGCAACTGCTAGTACTACAGATGCTCTGGATAATTCTGAATTGGCAGAGTTAATCCCTTCTACTTACTGGATTGGACCCCCTAACGAAAACACAAGTGACTATCCGGATGGGCAGATGTTAGGTCTGACTGCCTTACCGAATGGTGTATTTGCAGGTTTTACTGGGAAACGGATTTGTTTTTCCCTATTTACCTCATGCTTGGCCTGTAGCCTATCGTATTACACTCGAGGAAAAAATAGTCGGTATAAAAGCAGCCGGAGCAGGGTTGGTAGTAACAACTGAAAGCACTCCTTATCTTATAGCAGGAACCGATCCTCAATCTATGAGTGTTGTACGTACAGAGTCGGCACAAGCTTGTCTAAGTAAAAACTCTATGGTTGATATGGGCCCTTATGTTTTGTATGCAGGGGCAGATGGGTTGGTTGCTTCCGCAGGAATGGATGTACAGGTTGTAACAGAATCTATTATTTCTCCTGCCCAATGGAGAGCTAATTATTATCCAACTGTGTTACGTGGGTTTATGTGGGAAGGCCGGTATGTAGGTCTATATACCAGTGGCAGTAACTATGGGGGATTTATCTTTGATGCTCGAGCAGGGCGTAATGAATTTACTACTTTAACCCAGACTTCTACAACTGATGCTTCTGGTGGTTTTACAGATCCAGATGACCATGAGTTGTATTTAATTGTAGATACCAGTGGCTCAGAAGCTGAGATACAGAAGTTTCAAGGTGGGTCCACTGATCAGACTTTAATATGGAAAAGCGCTGAATTTGTACCTCCACGCCCTTCTTACATGAGCTTTTTAAAAATTGATGCAGAAGCTTATCCTGTAGTAGTTAAATTGTATGGGGATGGTAGCCTTATTTACCACGCTACAATTGCTGCGTCTGGGAGTGTGTATACCGTAACAGGAACTAGTCCTAGTTTTAGTGCAGTTACTATATATGAACCTGTAGTAAGGCTCCCTGTTGGTTCTTATAGAAGCTACTCAATAGAAGTACAGTCAGCTACTATTATTAATGAAGTTGTTATTGCTGAATCTAGTGACGAATTAAGAGCAATATAATGGGTACTACAGCTACAACAATTCCTAGCTTTTGTAGTACTCCATCTAAGGCTGATGTACAACTAAGGCAGTTACTTGATGCCCTTGTAGAGGCAATGGAAGTAAGACTTGGCCGTAGAGGAGATCCTAAGGATAGAGCCATTACGCTAAGGGAGCTCATAGATAGTGGACTGGCCAAGGAGCTACTGAATAATCCTTTTGACCCTGGGACAGGAGTGGCACTACCCGGTTTTGAAACCCCTCCTGCAAAAATCGAAACTACTATACCTCCACCTCCTACAGGACTAACGGCTTCTGGGGCGTTTACCAAGATTATATTAACTTGGGATAATCCACAGATGAGTAATCTTGCTTACTCTGAAGTATATCGTGGGACTACGAATTCTTTAGGTAATGCAGTTCGCCATGATACCACTCAAGCTTTTGTATGGGCAGATACAGTAGACCCTGGCGAAACTTATTTTTATTGGGTCAGGCATGTATCAACTTCCGATATTATAGGTCCATTTGTAGGATCAGTAACAGCAACTACAGCAAAAGTAGATGCCAGTATTATTCAAGATGCTGTTATTACAGGTGCAAAGTTAGTAGATGGGGCTGTAATTGCAGTAAAGATTGCAGAGGATGCTGTTACTGCAGTAAAGATAGCTACTAACGCAGTTACAGGAGATGCAATAGCAGCTAGTGCAGTTACTTCAGCTGAAATAGCAGCGGGTACAATTGTAGCTGGGGATATAGCATCAGGTACAGTTACAGCTACACAGATAGCAGCTGACACTATAGCTGCCTCTAATATGGCAGCGAATTCTATTACAGCTGCTAATGCAGCATTAGCAAATGCTTCTGTTATAACCGCGAAGATTGCAGATGCAGCTATAACTAATGCAAAAATTAATGACTTAGCTGCGGATAAAATTACAGCAGGGGTTATAGCGTCAGCTAGGATTACTGCTGATTCTATAGCAGCTAATTTAATTACTGCAGCTAAGATTGATGTAGATGATCTTTTTGGTGAAACAATTACAGTGGCTTCTGGGGGCCATATAAAACAAGGGCAAAGTGCTTTTAATACAGGAGAAGGGTGGTTTTTAGGTACATCCGTAGTAAATAGTACAACAGAGCCAAGGTTTTCTATAGGTACCCCAGACGGTGAACACCTTGTTTGGAATGCAGATAATACAGGTACATTAGATCTCCATGGTGCGCTTTCGATTAAAGATATATTTAATTCTAATTTAAGTGGGTTAGTTGTTGCTTATGATCCTGATCTACCTGCCAGTTATACTGGTGTTGGTGAATATAGTGGGTCTCCTGCTACTACAACATGGACTACAGCCAAATCATGGAAAATGAATGGGACTGGGTCAATGACGGTTAAGATAACAGCACAAGGCTACACTGGTTCTGCGGACGAATTTTTTGCTATAAGAATAATGAAAAATGGTACTACTACTGGTACACATGAAGTGGGAACTCCAGAACCAACATCAGCTGGAGTTTCTCCAAATACACAAACTTATGGTAGTAGTTCTATTACACGAACTTGGATAAATATAACAATTGCAGCGGGAGATATTTTTTACATACAAGTAGCTAGCGCTTGTATTGATACTGGCACAGAAATAGATCAAATAACAGCAATCACATGTAACGCAGATTTTCAATTTGGTAAGTCATGGGCCACTCATAACGAAGATTAATAATGAATAAATCCCAACGAAAATTAGCTGATACTACTAAAGCAATGGATATTGCAATGCAAGCTTTGGAACGAATTGAAGCCCATGAAAGAGAATGTGGGAAACGTTGGTCCGAGGCTGTGTCTGAAATGAAACAGCTTCGTATAGCTAGTGATGCACATTCTGCACGTTGGGAAAAATTAGCTTGGCTTGTTATAGCAACAGTTGTAGCTACTGCGATACCTTCTCTTATTCACTTAGCAGGGATATTTTGAGGTATAAATGAGTCAAACGGATAAGTGTAGAGGATTATTTTGTTGTCAGTTATCTCGCATTGATATGTATTTCTTTATTATTTTTCTCATTTTAATAGCATGGGTTTGAAACTTAGTATTCTTTTAGGCTTTCTTCTTATGGCTTCCGTTAGCGGCTCCTATTTCTATATCAACATGCAGAAGGCTCAGCTTGCTCAGCTTCAAGTGGAGCTTCAAACTGCGGTGAACAATCAGCAGGTGCTTGAGGGCGCTATTGCTCAGCAGAATACTCAGATAGAACAGCAGCTTGAGAACCAGCGTCAGAGTCAAGCTAGAATCTCGGAGCTTTCAGAGATGAACGACGCTGCCCGTCAGGAAGTCACTGAAATGCGGAATACGTTCGCTCGTCACGATTTGAACAATCTAGCTATCGCTAGGCCGGGGCTGATTGAAGGAATTGTCAATCGAGGGACAGCAGCGGTACATCAGCAGTTTGTTGACC